TTGCCGCCATTTTATCAGCCGTGGATGCTGATGAATCGCCCATTTGCTTTTGCAGCTCAGCGGCCCTTTCTATGGTGGCATTATAAAGTGCCTGCTGGCGCTCAGCAGCGCTTAAGTTTTTGGCATTGTCTCCGAGTATTTCTTTTAATTTACCTGATGCACCGAGATATGGGACAAGTCCCTTTTCTTTACCTGTCGCCACTGCTGTGGTCATTTCCTCAAAGGCAACCTTGGCATCTTTACCGACGGTATCGCCCAGAAGTTCAGCGGCCCTGGCCATTTCTTTTAACTGTTCAGGATTAAGGCCTTTTGCCATACCGGATAAGGCCATGTTCATGGCGTCGATCTTGGGTATCTGGTTGCCGGTGGCCTCCTGGATGGAAGCCACTATTGACTCTGCATTGGTTTTATAATCATCGGCCAGGGCGTTTAAGATTTCCCTTTGCTCCTGATATCCCGCTGCCTGTTCGGCCATGTTCCAGGCTTTATTTATTGTGGCTATGGTCCCGGCAATGGCTGCAGCGGCTTTGACGTAAGATGCCTGAATGCCAGCCAGTGAGCCGTTAAAGGCGTCTTTTTGATCTTTAGCAGCTTTTCGGGCTTCGTCTGCTATCTTGCGGACTTCGGCCCTTGATGCATCGATTGATGCTTTTAACTGTGCATCAATTTTGGCACCAATGACAATATCAAGGTCAGCGGTATTATCAGCCATTTTTTCGCCACTGGAAATAATTTAATAAACTATTGCTGATATCTTCTGATGATTGGGGTGCACTGAACTTTTCTTTTTTGACAGCATCAAACGCCATCCATTCTGAAAGCTCTCTGCTGTCCATTCTTTCAAGCAATTCACCCACCGTCATCCCCAGTCTTTCGGCAAGCACAAAACAATAACGCCGCTCCGGGCTTGCCCTTAAACGTTTTTTTGGCCTTCGTTCGCCTGTCTGGTAAGGCCGTTTAATTCATTGGCGGCTTTTACCAGCACATCTATAAAGTCAGAAGATTTTGATGAGATAATGTCTGTTTCATCATCGCTAAACAGTCGCTTGCCATCTTCACCGACTATACATTTTGAAAGCAGAATATGCTTTGGTGACAGGTCCCGGCCCTCGGCTGCATCAACACTGTTTAAAAATATCGATAGGTATTCATCACGGTCTTTTGAACTCATGACACCCAGACGCACAACACCGGCTATGGTCTCAACATCGACATAGCGCTTTGTATCCGCTGATATTAATTGTTCTCTTGTCAGCATGACAGCCTCACGGTGTTGGCTTTTCGATGGTAACTTTGCCGGTTATACGGATGGCTATGGTGGCCCTTATTGCGTCATTAGCCGAACCTGTAATCGGGAAGCTCTTGACATATCCAAGGCCCCATATCTGATGCTTGTCTTTATCTGTCAGCTGTATGCACCAGGCCCGCTTGACTCTATCCTGCATGTCTTTTCTCATGCGGATCTGCACGGCGTCATCCACCACGAAATTGACTTCTAAAGAAAGTTCACCGTTATCCACCAGGCCTATAAGATATTCTTTTGCATCCGAGTTGAGATGTGTGACATCAATTTCAGATGTGCTTTCCGATGGTCCTGACCAACCTTTAACCTCACCGATCAGGCATTCTTCAGTGATTTTTTTGATTTCGTCATCGCTCCAGTAGAGCTTGGTTCCCTGGGTTCCTATGGCTTTTGACTGCATTTTTATGCCTCCTTTATTGATTAGTGTTATGCTGGACGCTGAAATTAATCGTTTCAACGTATATGCGCTCTGTAGGTTCAAACCCGCCGCCGTCACGGCTGCAGGAAGTGGGCAGCAGGGCTTTGTCAATGGCATTCATGACCAGCCGTCTGAGTTTGAGCAGGCCGGGCCGGTCTGCCGTGTTGATGCTGATTTCAACTGTGCCGTTTTCCAGATTGTTAAGCCCGTTTAAATCGCCGCTGGTGCGCATGGCTGCGCTGTAAACAATGAGCGGTACCGGGGCATCTTCACGGGGCGGGGCCTGCAGGTAATAAATCTTTTTGCCGACAAGAGCCTGAATTGCAGGATCATTGATGAGGCTGTCATAGATTTTATCTTCAATTTCCATGAGGCCCCCCAAAAGCAAAAGCAAGATTCCTCCGCTGCGCGTTCGGAATGACAGAAGAGTTATTAATGACGGTGATCATTATGCGGCTCCGAGTTTTTTAATGCCTGCGGCAGTGAGCTTTTTAAGGGTATCTGCAAAGAGATAAATTGCTTCGGTTCTGGTTTTTTCAAAGGCTGTCTGCATGAAGGGGCGCCCGGCTATGTTGGTTACATCACCTGATTTGCCGCGTTTAGATGTTTTGTGTTTCCATCCGCGCTCGATCCATCTGCCGTAAAAGGCTGTTTTGCTTAGTTTTACGGCTCTGGTTTCAATATATACTGATGCATCAAACTGTTTTGCAGGCCTGCCGATGATAATGCCTTTTTTTAATGTGCCCGATGTGCGGCGGCGTGACTGTATTTTAGCCATCACTTTGGCTGTTGTGGTGGCTGCGATCTGATCAGCGCTCATGGCACCGAAGCCTTTTGCACTGGAGCGCTCAGATTTAGCCATAACCTTTGCGGTCATGCGCTTTGTAAGCACTGTATGCTTGCTTCGCGCGGTGGAGTTTTTATATTCACCGGCATGCACCGGGGCAGCAGCCCTTGATGCATCGCGCATAAGAGCAGCAGCACGGGTCATGGAGCGCCTGATGACCTTATCTAAAATAAGGGCGGGCAGCTTTTGCAGGCTGGCATAGGTTTCTTCCATGCCGGTTATTGTCATGGTGAGTTCAGCCATTGACCGGCTCCTCAAGGGTATAGGTGTTGATGTGAAGCCAGACATGGCGTTCATTAGGATCAAGCGGTGTGCCATCTAAAATATAGATTTCCCGGTTATAGATAATGCGCATTTTCATTTTTATTCCGGGCAAATAGCGGATCATAAATAGCGTGTTTGATTTTGATATGGTGGTGTCATTAATATAGAGCCGCCAGCTGGCAGCGCAATTAATCCCGGCAGGGACATCTTTGGCAAAATCTTTCCATTCTATTGTTTCGCCGCCGTGGCCATCAGGCGTAACCTCAGGATATTGAATGGTGATTAAATTCCTAAGATCGCCGCTGTTCATGATTTGCCCCCGGCGTAAGTCGTGCGCGGAACTACAAAGCAGTTTTTAATGTTGTTAAGATATTTATCCGGGATGATTTCTTTGATATTGGCTGCATCTATCGGGCAGCGGTGCTCATAGACAACTGCACCCACTTCCTTGATCCATATTTTTATAGCGGCGGGGCAGTCATCATACCCTGCTGTGTATGTGATGGTGACACAATTAGGCTTATCAGCAGTGGGCGGGTAACTTTTATCTTTAACCCTGTAGATTGTTGCAAACAGGATTTTATCATCAAGGTCATAATAAGATTTATCGAGGGTTTTAGTGTTGCCCTCAAGGTCGATATATTCAATTTTAAATTCCACATCATTGATAAACGGCGGACAGGGTATTTCAATTATGTCACTAAAGCCGTTTAGATAGAGTTTGCGCAGGCCTCTCATTACCGTAATTCTGGTAAGGCTTTCAAATACCGACGACACACCCTCTATGATGTCGGTAAGATAATCTTCATCAACATCATTATAAATTGTCAGCCTGAGAAATTTCTTAAACTCCTCAACTGAAAATGGCAGGGCTCTATCTGTTTTTTTCATCTTTTTTATAGTTGCTGGCTGGCCTTGTGCAGGCGGTTTTTGCCGGTGAGATCACAGCCTTTTTAATTTGTGGCTGAGGCCTTTGTATATTCGGCCTGTTTCCCGGCATTGCCGCCTGCGTTTTCATTTTTTTTATCGCCCTATTTTTCCGCAGCGGCAGGATCGTCAAGGCACACAAACGGTGAAAGTTTATATGTAGGGTCTGCTTCCAGAGGCAGAGGCTTTACAAGCAGCGGCTTGGCGTCAACGCGCTCTTTGATTCTGAAAACGGTCATGTCTTCATCAAACATGAACTGATCGGACACCTGGATGATAGGCCCGGAGCCATCATCGATAAGGTAGTGCTGGAAATTGCCGAGAATGACATCGCCCTTGGTGCCCAGAGGGGGATTTCTGACGGTAAGTTCAACCGGCATGCCCAGCAGCTGAGGCGGCATTCCGGCGGCGATGTTGTTATCCATCCAGATGAAGCGGCCATTGTCATCTTTCAAGGTCCTGAGTTCAGGAAGGCAGGTGCGGGAAATCTTCCATTTAATGGTTTCTGGTTTGAAACCCATGGTATAAAGAGCCGCTTCCATTGCGATAAGGTCGCGCACGTCGATCTTTTGGGCAGCTTTTCTTTTAACCGGAATTGTTGCCGGTGATGTGATGATGCCTGTGGGCTCGTCAGTTCCTGTTCCTTTAAGGAAAAGGGCATCTTCTTTGGAGATTAACGCGCCATAGAAAAGCTCGGTAATGAGCTGAGCGCACTTTTTCCAGTTTTCAAGCAGCTCGTTTGAGGTAACAAGGAGTGCAGCGATTTTAAACGGTGTGAATTTGATCTGGCGGAGTTTGAACTGGGTTTTGTCGATTTTGGTAGCTTCTTTTGACCCCTTTACTTCCACGCCGCCGAACATGCTTTCAGACTGATCAAGGGCAGGGATGTTAAGGGTTGCATCAGGATGTTCAGGATCTGCGGGCAGCACACGGCAATCACCACGGAACATGGAGGCCTGTGTGCGGACGAGCTCTACTTCGTCAAGAAAAATCTCCGGCACGGCAAAACCGCCGAGTGTTTTATCGCCCATGACCTGAGAACGTGCCTGGCTTTCCTGCAATCTATCATCATGCGGATTCATGCGAACGCATTTCAAAAACTCTGCGACGCTCCTGAAATCCTTTGTGTCATCCCAATTATTGGTATGCACTGCAGTACCTCCGAAAGGCACATTCCTGACCGGTGTATTGGCCCTGGCTTCGATGCCGAGCAGATTGTTGATGCGCTGAATTTCTTTATCGCACTGCTCACAGCCCTTTTCCAGGCGGTCATATTCAACATCTTCAATGTCGGTTGCCGTGCGCTGTTCGCGGCCCAGAGATTCTATAATCTCCCTCATGCGCTTAATTGCCGCATCCCTTAAAATTCCTAATTCCTGTAATCTTTTCTTCATTTTCTTCCTCCCGGGATTATAGTTTTATGCCTTTTTCAAGCGCACTTAATTTCATGCGCCTGATGTTTATCTCATATGGGTTATGGCGTTTGGGCGGTTCGGCTGAGATTGCCGAGCGGGTCATTGCCGAAAAATAGCTGTTAACCTGGGCCTCGGTGTTTTCATAAAACGGGTAGGTTACAATTGAGACATCATAGAGTTTGACCTCTTTGATTGTAAGCAGATCCTCTTTCCAGTCGGTGGCGGAAAACTGCCAGGATTCATCCAGGATATCAAAAGCAAAGGACATCTGGTCGATATCGCCGCGCTGCATGGAAATGATAAGATCATTGGCGACTGTGGTTTGTGGCGGCTTGATTTCGGAGAATAGCCCCTTTTCATCTTCCTTAAGCGTTAAAGTGCCTGCAATGTTACGGCCCAGCACGCAGTTAGGGTCATGATTAAATAATGCCCTTACATCGTCCACGGGCAGAGATTTTGCAAATGCGCCGGGTGCTATCTGCTCACGCCAGTAGCGGCCTGCATCTGATATATCGTTAAAAACAGCGGCATAGCCGGTGATCAAAGGTTCTGATTCACCAGATACCGCACGGATTTCAACCGGGTTAAATTTATATGTGCGCTTTACGCCCTGTGTGCTGCGTTTAGGGACCGGCTTGGCGGCGTCAAGCGCAGGCTCGAATTCGCCGCCTGATGATTGTGCATGATTCCGGGCCATGTCTGCAGGCCATATTTCGCGGTTGTAGATATATAATTCATCAGCCATTTGACCGCCATCAACAAGAGCGCCCCTGATTATGGTGTATGATTTGCCCTCATGGGCGCAGATAACACGCTCGGTGCTGCCCGGCTTGAATTCTTCACGGTTATGGATTTTGCGGATATGCTCGTTTTTCATTCCTCGGCGTCTCCTTGGTTTTTCTTGGGTTTGAAAGGGTCATCGATTGGCTTATCCATTTCTTTTGGATCGACCATGTTAAGCGGGCTTAAATATATATCGCCGCCCTCTATGGGGTTCATATTTTCCTTTTTGCGGCAATCGTTTGCAGAGAGAATGCCCCATTGCCGCCCTGTTCGATAGGCCTCATAGCGGGTTCTGATATCGCCGCGCAGCAATCCGTCCATGTTGAATTTTATGCAGTAGCCCCGGCGCAAATCTTCATCGCTGAGCAGATTTATTTCCATGGATTGTTCAAGGTCACAACACAGCGGGTTAATTGTGTATTTTTCAAATGAAAGGGTTTGCTGTTCAACTGAACCGTAGGTTGCGGCCTTGTCGGCATAGCCTATTAAAATTGACGGCACGCCGAATATGCGGGCGATATCGCCGACTTGGAATTGACGGGTTTCAAGGAATTGAGAATCTTCATTGCTCATGGTTGTGGATTTAAAATCAAGGCCCTCTTCCAGAACTAATGTGTTAAATGATTTTTTACCTTTGTATTCATTCAGGTCTTTTTTTACTCTTTCATAGGCCTGATCAGATAATGACCCTGGGGTTGTATAGATGCCGCCTATGGTAGCATTGTTGCCGAAAAATGCGCTGCCGTGCCGCTCGGCTGCTATTGCCAGGGCAATGCTTTCTTTGGCGTATGATATGCGGGAAATGCCTTTGATGCCGTCAAGAGACAGATCCTTGAAATGCCAGATTTCTTCGGGTTCATATTTTTCAATCTGGCTGTATTTGCGGTCGGTTGTGTATATATAGCGGAGTTCTCCGCCAGGGAACCATTGCGGGCTTGTTCTGGCAGGATCAAGCGGCATGAGGTTAAGGATTTTTCCGGCTGCATTAACCGTTTTATAGCAATAGTGATTGCCGCGCAGAAGCATATGAGTGATCAGCGTGCGCCGGAACTGATAAGATGTCTGATATTGATTAGGCTTGCGGTGGAGGATCAGGTATAGCGGATGATCGCGGACGGGCTCTATTTTATCATCATTTTCATACCGGTAGACACCCAGCGGCAAGCTTGCAATGACCTTTGAGAGCAGATCAACACAGGCATATACCGCGCCTGAACGCATGGCAGTGTCAGGACTTATGGTTATTTTTGCTACAGTATTCTGAAAGGCACCACCGAAAAAACGCTCAATTTCTTCCCAGTTGGCTGATGACGAAATGGATTGACGCTTTAAGACATCTGGAATCCAACTCTTCCAGATATAATTTCCAACTCGGCTTAATATCGGTTGATTTGCCATCAACCATTATATCGTTTATTTTAAATAATTTGTCTTTACACAACTATGCATATCTATGCACAACTTGCGCGATATTTTATTCTTTTTCTTTAAATTTATTATCAATCTTTTCTAAACCGCTGGGCCTTATTCGTATTATACGATTATTAACTTTAACAATATCCTCTGATGGGATAGTGCCATTGCAGATCCAGTTCAATACTGTCCTTTTTCCAACATCATATCGTTTTGCAACCTCATCAGGTCTATACAATTGCCGATGTATCATGCCGCCCCTCCTATCATTCTAATGCCGCGTGATTCATAAACGCTGGATTTTTTATTTTTAATGGCCCGGCTGAGCGCCATGATTGCAGCGACAGCGCCGTCGATTTTGGATTCATGCCGGTTTTTAAATGGAAACACGTTGTCTTTTTTGTCTATTTTCGCCATGACGTTGGAAATCATCCAGGTCATGACTGGATCGTGCGGGTGCTCTATCTTGCCGGCATGAATTAGCGCTTCGAGCTGTTTCATGGGTTCGCTTAAATGCATGACGGTTTGAGGTATCTGGACTGCTTCAACGCCTTTATTCTGCAGGTGCGCTGCCAGTTGTGCGGAGTTCCATGGGTCGAATGCAAACTCAAGCAGCGTGAATTCGGTTTTATAGCGCTCGATATCGGCCTGAATGGTATCAATATCGATCATGTTTCCGGGGGTTAGCGTGATAAATCCCTCATGCGCCCAGCGCTGATAGTGAGGTTTGTCGTTGTCTTCGAGCACGGCTTCGGGCAGATAGTGCCGGTTAAATATCTGATAGCGGTTGTTTTCGTTAAAGATCAGGCATATTTCGGCAAGGTCGGTTTTGGAGGCCAGGTCAACCGCGATCCAGCAGCGCTTTTTATTCATGTCATCAAGAGTAAGGTTCTTCCTCTCACCGGCGGCCCACTCGACGGCGTTGAAATATGCCGTGCCTGCATTAACCCACTGATTGAGATGTTTGCAGCGGATTATATTTTGCCGGGATGCGCGCTGTATGGCCTCTTTGTGGCGCTGGCGCATGAAATCTTCCAGGACGGAAACACCCAGGTTGGGGTTGGCTTTGTGCCAACAGTTAAAGTCGGTCCAGGTATCTTCTTTGTCGATCGAAAAGATGATGCCGAAATATTCTTCGTCTTTCTCATCGTAAACATCTTCAAGGATTTTCTGCACCTGGATCTCTTCATCATAGCACGGACAGGAAAGGTCGGAGCCTGCAGTGGTGATGATGACGGTGAGCGGCTGGGAGCGTGAGCCCATGCCGGTGATCATGGTGTCATACAGGTCGGAGGTTTTGTGCTCGTGATATTCATCAATGATGGCGCAGTGAGGGGAGGCACCGTCGCCGGGCTTGCCGATGACAGGCTCGAATTTTGCGTTGGTTTCTTCGCGCTTTAGGTTGGAAGCGTTAACCTCGATGCCGAAGTAAGAAACGAATTCTTCATCTTTTTTTGCCATGAGGCGGGCGGGTCCGAAGACTTCCCATGCCTGTTTTTCTGTTGTGGCGCCTGAGTATATCTCCGCCCCTGGCTCGTTATCAGCGGTGAACATATAGAGGCCGATACCTGCAGCCAGGGCCGATTTGCCATTTTTGCGGCTGACTGAAACATATACCTTGCGGAAACGGCGGAGATTATCAGCTTTGCGCAGCCAGCCGAAGATAGTTGTGATGATAAAGCACTGCCAGTCTTCAAGTTTCAGGCGGCTTCCGGCCCATTTGCCCTTGATATGGCGCAGTTTTTCGATGAATTTGCAGACCTTGTTGGCTGTTTTTTCATCGAAATAGTAAGGAAAATCGGGCGATGCGGCGCGGGCGATGTCGTCAATCTGGCGCTGGCAGGCCAGTTTTACCCAGTGACAGGCCGATATTTTGCCGCTGATTACATCGTTTGCATAGACATATGAGCGCTCGGCATGTGTATAGATGATATTTTTCTCAGGTGTGGACTGGAGATGAGCGACAAGCATTAATCATCCCCCCATAGACTTGACTGCTTGGGCTTAATTGTGGCCTGCTTGCCGCGGCTCCCAGGGGTGAGGCCTAACTCTGTCAGGTATTTGTGCATGAGGATAGCCGCTTTATTCGCCATGCCAACGAGGGGGTTTTGAATCAGATTGTTGTGCTGGGTCATGATAACATGATCCTCAGTTTCCAGCTGCTTTACATATTTAACCCAGTTGGAATAGGTCACACAGTAAACCTCCAGGGCGGTGCGGTATGTATCGGCCATAAGTTTAGCGGCATGCAGCTCATGCACCAGCCTGACCCATTCCTTTTGAGCCACTTCATTGAGGCTTTCAGGTGGATCAAAGAGTGATTTTTCTTGCTGCTCTTTATCTTCTTGATCCCCTGTCACTTTGACCCCCCGTTTTATTTCATCGTCCATATTTTTTTAGC